CTAGTTTTCAGACAACAACGATTAGAGGACAATACGCATTGTTTGAAATTTTCAGTCGCAAGATTGAGGATGTAATGCAATGCCCTTACCTTGCCACCCCCGTTACCATCATGGAAGCCCATGATCTACCAAAACTATATTTGGGTGATTACAGAAGACTGGTCACCCTATTCGCGAAACTAGATTCGGATTGTGTACCATTGGCCCTTTGGGTCACTCTACACTATTCTGGTTTAGATGATAATTTTCTAGTTGGTATTGAATTCAACCCCGGACCTGAAAGTAAGACTACCTGTACAATTTGTAAAAGAACATTTAATGCAAAATACAAGGAAAGCCATTCAGAATCATGCCAGCGAAAGCACAAGCATGACAATACCACAACAACAACAACAATCCTCACAGGCAAACAAAAATTTGAGGAAGGCCCAAACAAGGCTGATAATTTAGTCTCCCAACAACTACAAAGAGAACAAACACAGGAGGCAGGCACCAGAGATGGTGACCGTGACAAAGCACAAGAGAAAAAGGAAATGGAACCAGAGAAACTGGCAAAAACACACCCTGACTATACAACATCTAGAGCAGATGGTTACATAACTTATGTATGTGATTACCCGCTTGAACAAGCTCAGCACCTCAAACGAGAGGAGCGTTGGGCCAATCTAGCCACTCAAGCATTTCAGCTTAAGGAAGATTTCCTAGATTATGTAGTTACCGATCTATTAAATGCAGGGACAAAATTGAATTCTCACACAAAAAATTTAGTTGGTCTAGCTGAAGACGTTAGTCTTGCCCTAGCAGATCATGTAGTGGAATCAGCGACCAAGCTGTTCAAGAAATCGAGAGTTTTCATTCCAGACATTAATGAATTGATAATAGATGAGAACTTGCCATTTGATGAGCCGATCCCCACCAATATAGACACTGAGTGGAATGAAGATTGGGACTCGAACGATGATTTTGGTTTCCCCGTGCAAGAATCTTTATTTAAAAAGAAGACTCAACCCGCACTCTCTAAAGC